TGAAGTAACCCTGCAATTGGATCAGATCGCAGACTCACCCACTATCTACTACCGCTGGAACAGCAAGAAGAGAGATCGTGACGGGCTTCTCCATGTGGGTGGTTATGCTCAGTACACCGAGCAGATCCTTCCGGAACTGACCCATGAGACAAGTAACTTTAAAACGATGGACTATGCTGTATGCGCTTATGTATACGCAGTGCATGCAGCCCGGTTCCTCCGGGATCATCTCCTTTCAGACTATGAATGGAAGTCAGACACGGAGTTGAGAATGGATGCTTTGGAAAAGGAAAATATCAAATTGAGAAACAGAATTGAACAATTAGAAAGGAGGGCTGCTTAATGGCGGTATATAATCGAATCCCTGAGCGGTTTACTAACCTGGATATCCGCGATACCCTGAACGCTTATGGTGGAAGTGTGGGCGATAACTCGCTTAACTATTTCTCTGCTGCTGCACGCATTAACATGTGGAGCAAACGTAAACCGGTGAAAAGAAATATCATGTTTAATACGGAGGACCCGAACTGGTTCCGTGCCGATTCCGGAAACTACGGTATCAATGTCCCCCGTGCAGCGGATATTGCGCTACTGACCGGAACTTACACCTATGATATACCTGTTCAGGGATCGTACAACCTGCGTGTCGGTGATTTTGCCGGATACAATCCGGAAGCTACCGTACCATTCACTACCATGCTTCCCTCCGGACTTATCCTTGCTTCCGGCAGTGCCACTGTTGTGAAGTTGATGCTGAAATCACTTGATTCAACATACAATGTTGTCCCGGCCGATATATTCCCCTCTAATTCATATTTGGGATGTGCTGTCACATACGGAAACCGGACGCTTATTAAAACGCTTTCGGTTACAATTTTCAATGGAGGGGTGACACTGAACATATCCGATTGCGAGCTCTTGAAATCAGATAAGACGGGAGTCAGGATAAAGGTATTCATCTGTACATCGCAGGTTCCATCCTGGCAGGGTGAAACGACACAATCCTATTACAGCTTGAACGCAGAGGACGGTTTTGATGAGTCGACCGTTGATATTGTCACCCCGCATGCCGATGTTTACTCGTTCGGCATCCTTGGACTCAGCATTATCGAAGCGAGAAAGATATCTTTAATCGGTACGGCGATTATCAACTCCGGAAGTCTCTTTCAAGAGGGCTGCTTAATAAGCAGACTGGATAATAATTACTATTTAAAGTCAGTAAAAGTCATTGCGACCCGTGCAAGTGACGGTGTTACTGTTGCCGAGAAAGCACAAAGCATAACATCTTCCACTACACCGACACGCTTAGGAAACGACTGGATGGCAGGTGAGTCCGTCAACTTCAGAACACCGGTCTCTATGCCGGATGTTCCGGCTCTTCCTGCTAATGATTATTATCGTTTTACATGCTATTTTAGATTTGAATGATATGGAAAGAGTAAAACTATTTATTGAAGGTAACCTTATTGTAAAATATGGTTACAAAATGGGGGGGGGGGTAAAATCTCCTTACAACAAAAGAAAGAGGATTTTGAGTATGAAAAACTAATTGAAGGTGATTATGTCTATAACGGTGAAACTGGCGATATCGCTTTGTCTGGCAGTGTTACTTTCCTTCGGAAAGGAGGTGAGGATGGCTGTTTATAATGTTATTCCTGATCGGTTTACTAACCTGGATATCCGCGATACCCTAAACGCAAACGGTGGTAGCGTCGGTGATAACTCAAGCGATTATTTTGGGGTTCGGGCGAATGTGAACATCTTCTCTTTGAAGAAGCCCGTTAAATTCAACAAACAGTTTGTAACGGATGCCGATGCCTGGTGGAAAGCTGATAATGGGAATTTTGGTATCATCCTTCCTCCGACCGGCTCTCTTCCGGCTGTGGGTTCCCCCATGTCTCCTTGGTCATGGGATTTTCCCGGCGGTAGCGGCAGTCCGTTGAGAATTTCAGATTATGCAGGCTATAATCCTAAAGCCCCACATCTGTTTTCGATGCATCCGGACCCCGGCCTGTATCCCAATTCGCAATTCAGATGCTCCATCCTGCTAAGGCAGAATGCTGAAATATCAATTAATAATATAGCCGATATCAGCAGGGCTTATATGGGTGTGGTGGTAAGGCATCAGGCAAACGGAGAACTTCGATTCCGTACACTGAACAGGTCCGTTATGGAGATGCAGCAACAAGAATATGCAGTGGTGTTGGATGTTCCGAATTGGCCGGACGGTAAAGTGGATGTTTATATGGTTGCTTCCTATGCTGAAGCTTCAGAGCAGTCTTACAGTAGTATAAATGTGACTCTGTTTTCAATGAATCAGGGTCCTTTAGAGACAGCTTACATGGTCAAGACCCTTGCCAAGCCTGTACCGAACAGCTTTAAATTTGATTATAAGGTCGTTAATGACTTTGCGAATGAATATCATTTGGAATGTACATTTACGTCTATTAAAGGAGCATGGGAGAAAGCCCGATTCTCAGTATTCCTTGAGTCTGATCCGATTGGTGCTTTCCTCGGTGGTATGGGTGAGTCTTTATCTCCTGCTCCGATCGGAGAAATGCTGTCACAGGGAGAGTCGTATACATTCAACTCTCAATCATTTACTCGTGTACAGACTTCTCAAAATAACTATGTAAACTATACAGCGAGATACTTAGGAGACAATTATCAATCCGGTTCTATCTTCTTTAGAGCCAAATAAATTAGAATAATGGAAAATCAAGAAACAAAAATCAGTAATGTAACCACTTCAATGAAAGTGGAGAAAGAGATCAACGGATTTAAAGTATCCGGAACGGTCGAAGTCTATAACGACAGTAAACGGATCAAGCGCATTGACGCTTCCGTACAAAAAACAGATTCGAACGCCATGGCACCTTTCAAGTATTCCTTTACGGTTACCCGTGGACTGAACGATATGGTCAATCCATCTGAGGAGAATGAACCGGAACGGGACCAGGCTCTGACAGCCGGCATCGAATTTGAGAAAGCTGTTGAACAGGCCGTATCCGGTATGATATTTAACACTATCGTAGAATAACATTAAAACAAAATCAATGGAAAATCAAGAAACAAAAACAGAAAAGAAAATCGTGAAAGTGAAACTCAGTGATGCAATTAAGAAGGCATCTATCCTGAAAGCCGTTCTTCTTGCTTATAAAGATAAGGAACTGCCGGCAGAGCTCAAATCTAAAGTGATGATGACCCGTATTTATTACGGCAAATTTCGCAAACAGTTTGAAGAGGATGTAAAGGAAGCCCGTGAAGGGCTGAAGCCGGAGGGTTATGATACACAGCTTCAGGAAATAAACGAACTGGAAAATAAGGCCCGTGGGGATAAGGACATTCATAACCTTACTCCTGAAATGCTAAAATCTGCTCTCACCGAAGAGGAATACGACAAGCATGAAGCGTTCATGCCAATTTTCAACAAGTATATGGAAGAGGTCACTAACTTCAAATCTGAGAAGTTGGATGAAGAGGTGGAGATGGAAGAAAAGAAATTTACTCAGAAAGAGTTCGATGAAATTTTGAATGTCAATACCGCTGAGAGCTATAATCTTGACCTGTGTATGCCCTATAACGGTAAGAATATGATCTTTCCCGGATCAATGAAAAGCGCCGATTTTATGGAGGTACTGTATGAAGAGTTCATTGACTAAAAAATAAAACTGTACGGTTCTCACGAATCGTACAGTTTATAAGATGGTACTTCAATTGATATTTGGTTGACAAAGGCGCTATAAATATATGATTAACATTTAGAAAAAACAAGAAAATGAGTAGAGGATTACGAAACAACAATCCCGGTAACATTAGACGTGATCGGGATAAATGGCAAGGTGAAATCGTTCCCAGTCAAGACCAGAGTTTTAAACAATTTAGTTCGATGGCATACGGCTATCGTGCTTTGATCAAGTTACTGCAAAATTATCGGAAACTACATAACCGACAGACTATTGCTGAGTTTATTAATCGTTGGGCACCTCCCTGCGAGAACAACACTTCCGGATACATCACTCGTGTGTGCAGCGAAATGCAAGTTCCCTCAACGTACGTTCCGGATATTAACGACAAAGCTACAATGTGTGCCTTCACCGCAGCCATCAGCCAAGTAGAAAACGGAGTTCCCGCAGTCATGGCAGATATTGAAGCCGGATGGGATTTGTTAATGAAGTGAAAATAGTGCGGGCGTTGTACTGAGTTGTACAAATATTGTGCGCCCGCATCTTTTTATTTATCAGAAGGATAACTCTTAACCGCACAAAAGTACAATTAAATAGCGAAGCAGTTGAAACATTGCATTCCTTCCTGTTTACTTTCATCAAGTACATGTGCATATACCAAGGTCTCTTTAATATCTGAGTGTCCCATTATCTCCTTTAAGGTAGCTAAATCTTTAGTTCTCTTCAAGAAAATAGTTGCGAAAGTATGTCTACCAACTTTGTGAGTGATTACCTTGTCAATCTCTGCAATCTTTGCAATTTCTTTCAAATGTATATTCATAGCCTGATCAGATGGCATTTGCTCAAATACAGGTCCTTTCTTTCTTATACCAACAATATTACGTAGCAGTGATTTGAGTGGTTCTGAAATGGGTACTTGGATTGGAGCAGGCTTACTATTCTTCAGTTTCATTCTAAAATATATAAAATGATCTTCGGCAAACTGCTCTAACTGTAAGCGTCTGGCATCACCGACATGTAAAGAGCTAAAGCACATGAACAAGAAAAACTCCAATGTTTTATGATATTTATACTCAAGACTTCCTGAATGATATAAACTGACGAGATTATGTAATTCATCTTCGGATAAGTAAACGCAAGTTGACGTCGTTCTCTTTATACTCCAGTCCTCAAAAGGGTTTTCATCCATATATCCCGCTTTATATGCAGCTCTGACGTATTTTTTCAAAGTTGACATATTTTTATAAGCCGTATTATCATTATTCCCAAGTTCTTTTCTGAGATAGCAAAAATAATCATCTAACCAATCTTTCGTAATATCATCAAAACTGAGATTCACATTATATTCTTTCAGCTTATTTATGACGGAAAGATGTGTGGCTAATGTTGTCATTTCCATTCTTGAGGATATCTTCTTTTGATGATCTACAATAAATTCATAGAAAGTATTGTAGTCAGACGGGCGATGATAAGCCTTCAAAAAGGAACTACGAGTCAGCTTTTTATCCCTTAACCTATATTTCACTAAAACATTATTAATTCTTGAAAGAACATTTTCTATAATCAGATTCTTATCATTACACAATTTATCTCCGGGAGCAACACATTTCTTTTTATCATTCCAATGTTTTTCTTCAACTGTTACTTTAGTAGAGAAGTTTACTTTTTCTCGATTTATATAAAAAGAAACCCATACCACTCCTGTAGTTAAGTTCTGATTATGTTTTCTTAGGTATACTTTAATCGTTATCATGGGCTACAATCGTATCGTTTTTAATGTCCGGGCTACGTCCGGACTACACTTGCACAATTTTTCAATAAAATAAGAGGGTAGTTAAGTTACTGATAGACAATAAACAACAAAAGCTCCGACCATTTCTGATCGGAGCTTTTTGGGCTGTTTGAGGTTCCTGGCGGATTCGAACCGCCGTACACGGTTTTGCAGACCGCTGACTAAGCCACTCATCCAAGGAACCTTGTTTCTCGTTTGCGGTTGCAAAGGTAGTACAAATTTTGAAACTACCAAACTATCTGCAACAATTTTTCTTTGTATTCTTTTTCTTGGACGAGCACTCCTTCTGCTTCTTTTCCATCATATCCTTTAATTCACAGC